TATACTGAAGTCCCACTCTCTATCTCCAAGAAACTTCGATTGTATATGCAATTTAAGTCCGTGGAAATTTGTTCACCAGCGGCTTCATTTAAATCGGCGAGATAACTAGAATCCCAGATCATTGTTTATAGCCCCGGTGTCCGATCCATCTGAATTTTATTATGAACCAAATTATGTAACTTGGCTAAATCGCTGATATAATCTTTAAAGCATTTAGACGCTTTGGTAAATTCCTGCTGTTGCTCCCAAAGGTCGGTTTGAACATATTCTTCTATTAGAGCTGAATATTCAAGAGGTATAGGTATAGTCGTGCTATCAGCTAATGTAGGGCAGGAAGCCTTATATAGTACATACATATTCCCGTAACTGACAATTCCAGGCTTCCTATAAATTACTACATAACGGTGATTTATGAGGGAGAAATATTCAGGGGTTCCTATGGAGCATTCCCAATCTTCTCTTATGTTGTCCAATTTCCTGACAGATTCAGGTATCATCCATCTTTTCGTAACACTGTTAAATATAGCAACTACACCTATAAAATCAGGTATGAGAGCCATAAAATCGTAGTACGATAGATCCTTCACAAATGGTATAACAGCCGTCCCATAGTTGCAGCCCGTAAATGCTATTATCTCATCACTTCCATCTTGTATGCTGTCATTAAGATCAATGGCTGTATAATAGGTGGGATTATTAAAAAAAGCGGCTACCTTAGTTTTAACGGAAAGACGATCAAAAGAGCAGGCTCCTACATTGCGGAGAGAGATTGATAGGAAATCAGTAAAGGATACGGTATCTGAGAAAGCATTAGTTAAAGCAGGGATACCAAGATATACGGATAGGGAATCAGTAAAAGCAACGGTATCGTTAAATTCGCCCGTTACGAATGGAAAGCCGAGATCAGACCCTAGAGTATCTCCAAAAGAGATCGTATCATTAAAGCCCAATAAACCTGCGAGCAGTAATCCTTGGGCATCACTATAAGTCTCAGTGTCGGATAACGTAGCGGTGAGGGGTACAATAGACCCACCATCTTCTTTAAACGCGGCTACTATTGTACCATACTGATAAGATCCAGATGTGGTCCAATTAAAAGTATTGGTCCCACTAGCTGCAACTCCTGTTCTATAGCCCGCAGAATGAGTACCATTTCCAAAGAAAGTAGCAAATCTTGTATGAGTGCTGGCAGGATATTCAGAGCCGTTATTACTCCATACAGCAGAACAAAGAGCTGTATTTGTAGCAACTGTAGTTATAGTAATTGTCTCAGCAGTTCCACTACCTGTAGCAGTAGATTCCGAATCAAATGCAGTAGTCTGATCTACTCCTGTGAGGGAGACAGCATAACCCCCGCCTAAACCAGAAGCTTCGGAATTTATATTTGCAGATAACGTTAAAACTATGTTATTAGCACCTGTGGCGGGCGCAGTTAAATACCACTGTTCTACACAGGTTTGTCCTGCACCAGCGGTACCCACAAGTCTACGGCTAATAAAAGTTAACGCAACTCCATTATAAGTGGCACTTGATACTTGGATCGCACTACCAGCAGATCTATAGGTAAAAGCTGCCCATAAGACCCTATTAGATCCCGTACAAGTATGACTCCAAGTTAAAGTAGTACCCGAAGAATCTAATGATCCCCCACCACTTTGCGAAGATGCGTCAAATGCTATAGCCATTTAAGAAATTTTATCCCCAATTTCTAATTTATCGCCAAGTTCTAACCGCAATTCTTTTACTAAAACCGATTCTCGAGTTATAGGTGCCGGATCTTTAAAAGCAACCATTATCGTATTATACGGCTCATTATTCGACTCCGGCTTAAAGTTGACCCGATAAAATCCCGATGACTCAAGTATTTCTTTGATCTCATTAGAGTCCATCGGGCATACGTGGTAGTCAGATTTGTAGAGTTGCCGTCCATAGAGCGTGGCTCTCCAGAAATTCCTTTGCTTATTTGTGTCAGCCAGAAATCTTTGAGAACACTCTCGAAACTCAGGATAGGATAAACAGAGGATACCATTAGGTTTAAGAACTCTCACGAATTCACCTAATATGAAATCCCATTTTCTCATTTCAATATGTTCTAAGGAATGGATCATCCATATATCATCAACTTCGTTATCTTGATAAGGCAGTTTCTGGGTTGAAATATCGACCAGTAGATCAGGTTTAACTTGACCTCCCTCTATACAATCAATATTTACAAATCCCTCCAAATTAGATTCACCACACCCGATATTTAAGGAGATACGATCATTTAATAGGGGATCTTTTTCCATTAGCTCATCTCCTGTATCACAAGACGAATATGATCTTTCATCCTAAATTTTACGGCATCTTCATCAGTTATTTCAGGTTTATAATATTTCCTCAGCAACTCTACATTCTCTGTTGATACTGCATCAGGCATCATTAAATGCCCTGTTTTACATCTTGTGTGGACATATATTTCTGGGGCGGGTTCTAGCTCATTATTAGCTTTTAAGCAGAAATAAACATCCTCAGTGTGTCCTGGCCCTGTGACAAAATATGGAGGGGACATTTCACGTAACATATCGACTTTAATAAGAACACAGGAAAAACCTACCGCCGCGGTTTTTACTAATCCTGTCTCTTTATCTACAGTCTCTAAATAATCGTCGTGGTATCCTATATTTTGCCGGCGTTTCCCGTTAGGCTCCGTTATAGTCCCAAGATCCTTAAAAAACATGGGGTGAAATGGGTAGCCTCTGATAAACGTAATAGCCGCAACTATGTCTTTACCTGCTTGTCTAAGTAATTTATAGCAATCAGGCATAACGATAACATCATCGTCAATAAACATAATATAATCGCAATTATGCTCCAAAGCGATGCGGGCAACGTCATTACGCATATTGTCAATAGACATTCGATAAGGAGTATAAAAAATAAATTCGTCATCTGGAAAATCCTTCTTTATCTCACACCACATCTTACAATGGGACGCGTAAACAAAGGATGCAACCGATTCGAGGGTATTAACGCCTACAATTGTTTTCATGTTATCAGTAAAATATGGGGCCTATTAAAACAACATAAGCCCCATGAGGAGGGGAAATGATTTACATTGCCCTTAGGAAAGTCTTAATGTACGTCGTAATTACCGTCCGTGATGTTGTATCAAAGGACGAAGATTGTGAAGCAGTAGAAGTATATGCCTCTACAGCGATTATATTCGGGCAAAGAGCAGTTGCGGCCCCGGCAGCAGAACGAGAAATGGCATTTGCGTCGGTTAACGTATTAATGGCCATTACATCTCCGAGAACGATAGCTGTCATTGAAACGTAGGAATCTGTAGAAGCTGCTCTCGTAAAAGTAGCAACCCTGGTTTTATTACAGATTCCAAATACTTGAGCTTCTCCATACTGGCCAGCGGCTAAAACACCGCCAGTAATACCAGCAAAGAAACCTTGTTTTGCGCCCGCAGCTGTAACCGCATTAACAACGTCAACCCCGTCATTAGTCCCGTTCATAACAAAGAAAACGGGTGCTCCTAATGGGATATCAACTGCTAATGAGTTCCTGACAACGATAAAAGCTGTGTCAGCCTTATTTCCAACTTGTTTAAATCGAGCCATGATATATCTCCTTTATATACGATTACAACTACGGAGCTACGAGTGTACGGGCAATCTTACCCATTACGCCTTGTTTCCGACGATTTTGGATAGTAGTATTACCCATCCAAGCCACATGACCTACGCGGGAGTCTGCATTTATTGGTTTAAACATAGTCTTTCCCGAGTCATCTTTAAGCATGACAAAATCCGAATCCTCTTCATAAATGATCTTGAAGAATTCTGGATTGATGAAAAACATTGATCCGTAGGTCGCAGAAGACGTAACTCCGGTATAAACGTCGGGAGTTTTATCATCCATTACAACTTTGCAGCCGCGATAAATGAAATTCTCAAAAGGATAAGCTTCATCAATCGGTGAGGTATAGCGGAATTTCTGATACAACGCGTGACCAAAAAGCTCATACGTTGTCTGATCGCAGAGGATTAGCTTAGGTTTACCACCAGTACCTAAACTACAAGTATTGAACAGATTATCCACTTCAAGTAGAAATCCGTCATACGTTGTAGCAGCAGAGGTCTTAGTTTTATTCCTCCACCAGCTAGAAGTGTTCTGATTAATATTCCCTATCAACGTAGAAGTTGTGGGGTCAAAAGCAATCAGCTTAGCTAATGGATCAATCGAACTAGAACCATTAACATTAGAAACGCGAGGAGTAACTAAAGTCCCGGCGCCACCATCAGCAAGAGATCCCCACATAAGTGCCTGTGAAAAATACTCCTGTAATCCCATTTCGGCCTGTTTAATACGAGTCTTAACAAGCCCGACGATCTTTTGCTTATTCTGCTTAACTTCTTTCATCGAATAGGCAATAGGAGCAGCACATTGACGCCACTCATAAATACTATCCGTGATGCCGTCTGTAGGAAGGGTCGATAATTCATCGTACCCATCATAAGAATCCGCAGCTGCTAATGCGTACATGAGGGGAGTCTGGATATAGGTTCCCCCGCTCTGGGATTCGTATAAGTCCCGTTTAAGGATTTCATGGAAAAACGCGTTTGTCTGGCCGATATTATCTATCAATTCCTTACGATAGGCCGCTAAGGAAAGACCAAAAAGAGAATCAAGATTTGTAGTTACTTGACTTGGAGCACCAGTGTTACCGAAAGTTATTGCCACTTAAAATTTACCTTTTGTTTCCGCCTGAAGATCGCTCTAAAGCCCACTTTACGGATTCGTCAAGAGACATTCTTCCAGCAGGTTTATCTACCTTGTTATCGGCATTTCCTCCTGCTGCTGCACGTAATCTACCAGACGTGTCGTTTGCATTCTTTTTAATAGTGTCAATTACCTTTTTAGGGTTAGAAACATCACTTTTACCCGCGGTAGCAAGTGTGTATAATTGATTCACGTAAGATTTGACCGTTGTATTAGGTCCGGGTAGAATTTCTTCTGCAATTTTCATCATACGAGATTCCAACTTCTTAGAATCTCCATTCGTGCGTTTTGCTAATTGCTCGAAAACAGAGACAACTTCCTGTTCTATTTTTTGAGCTTCTATTCGCTGGAATTGCGCATTGCGCTCTTCCTTTTCTTCATTCAAGACCTCGGTTATAGCCGGGCCTAGTTTATCGGCGAGGAATTTAAAATCGTCGCCTAAAGCATCCTCTATGATTTTTTGGATGCCCTTTTTAGCAGCTTTGACCTCTTTCGGGGTCTCTGACTTATTTAAACCTGTCCTTTCAGCTAAGGCAGCTATTACTGCTTTAGAGGTTTCAGGGTTTTTCAGAGCTTTGTATAAATCGCGGGCTTCTTTAACCTCGTCATCGGTTAAATCACTTTCAGCCTCAGGACTTTCTTCCTCGTCAGTATCTTCTGCATCCTCATTTTCTGCATCCACTGTATCGTCTTGAGGAGATTTATCAGCCTTTTCAGGTTTTTCAACTGATGTAGTTTCATCGACTTTTTCATCGCCCTTAATGGCTGATTCGATAGATTCTGTGAGTGACATATATATTATCCGATCCTTTCAAAATATTTGATATCTCTTATCGAATTGTTGAAAACGGTCCCCATTGACCCGGCATCTTCCAATCTTAGGTATTCAGCGATTGACACGTCATAATATAAGTACGTGCCACGTTGCTGGAAGACAATAGTAAGTTGAGCCGTTAATTCATCGTATGATAAGCTGTAAACGCACTGTGACATTTCATTGGGTCAATTGTTTAGACAGCTGATTTGTTATTTGCTCCTGCGTATTAGGAGTCTGCTGTGCTACAATTCCCTGTGCTGCATTTTGGTCCCCTTGCGGTTGAGCGGGGTTCATAGCCCCTGATAATTGAGCGATTTGCATTTGCAATTGTAGCTGTCTTCCTTGTTCCATCAAAAGCGCCATTTGTTGCAATTCCTTAATCGCCCGGTCATTCCTATATCCAACCCTATTAGCAGTTTCCCGTACCAAAAGAGGAGAAAATGATATCATCGGGAAGTTCGTAAGAGTTGAAAGGAATTCAAGATAACTCTTTTTTTCGTCTTCACGCGCAACCACGGAGAGAGAAGTAACATCCACATTAATTTTATAATCGTACCCATCATTGAGATCTTCAGTAGATATCCATTGCGAGGCATTGGTGATTTCCTGTATAGTTCCTAATAGGTTCTCACCTTCGGGAGAAAATACTTCTGCCCAAATACCGAGGGTAAATTTATCCTTGACCGTAGATAGCACTTCACGGCCAATCTTACTTAACCATACCACAACACGGTCACGATCTTTCGTCTCCCTTATTCCTGAGCGCTGATTAATGATCTGTGCCTGAGTGGCGGTAGTTCGATCAGCAATTCCACGACTTTCGTTAGATGTACCTGAAATTCTATTGAGGTCATCACCAGAAGTTTGTATAGCTTCGGGTAAAGAGTTTCCAAGATCAGCATTTTGTATTGGAGAGATGGCTTCCTTTTGCTTAACTTTAATGAGCCGGCCATCAATGTTTGATTCGAACTTTTCAATCTCCTCATCATCAATCATCCCTTCAACTGCTTGAAACTTACGTATAAATTTTCGCCTGTGATTCCTCAGTTGTTCCCGTGTTTCGTTTATCTCATCCTGAGGACTTAGCCAATGGAACACAGGCGGGACAGGGTAAAAGCCCTCTCCTATTAATCGCTTGTCCGGACGAAAATCAAACAGCGGTAAACGTGAGAACTTACGTTGTGACACTGTAACGCAGGGAGAGTCGAGAATAAGAAGTTGCATTAAGGATCTCATGTCCCATATATGCCATATCTTAATAATACCATCTCTGCGGAACTGATTTTCGTCGTGGTCAAAACTACCTATATCTGGCTCATAAGCGGTGGATTTGTCGATTTTATCCTTATTCATCAGCTTCATCGCCAATAAATCGTCTTTATGGACAAAGTCGTAATATCCCACATAAGAGCATCTAGTGAGATACTTGTGATCCACACCTCCAACACGAAAACGCTTAGCAGGAATATGCTTAAAATACACACGCTCATTAATTGGTATTTCTTCGGGATCGTCACGGCGCTGGGATCGCTGTTTTCCTGCAAACGTTATATCGGTGTCTTTATTGAGCAGCGGCTTTTTAACATTGGGGTTCATTATCCAGTCGGCGGCATACCCTACTTCCATAATACCAAATCGAAAAAAGGAGTCTTTGTACGCTTGCTCAATTTCTTCGCTGAAATTATTTCTTGCATCCGAGGCAATCGTGTTAAGCACATCCTCTTTAAGCTGGGCTGAACGCATTGCGGTCTCCAGATTAAACTCAGCATTTCCTGGTTTGGATGAAACATTAAACTTAGGGAATGTCGGTACAAATTGTGCGATTTTAATTTGTATAGTCTCATACACCTTGTTAATAACGTATGGGTTATTATCTAAGGATTCCTGATCTGCCCATTGGAATCCCTCATAATATTTCTCAAGGGCTTTACACTTGAACCTATTTTCCCAGGTCTTATAATACCGATTCCAAGCCTCTAATCGTTCTGACCAAAGAGTATCTTGTACTATCTGTTTTGCCATTAAATGGACCCCGCCCTTAATTCTTTTGGCTTGTTTTTAATCTTTTGAAAGTATTTAAAAGTGTTCGGTTTAACTATTCGACCCGGCTCAGTCTTTCCAGTCCCGTGCATAGCTACGAAATATCTGAGGCAGTCATAACTATGATCTGCTACAGAATCTTCTCTATCGTCAGAATATACCGCGGTCCCATTAAAATACCCAATTAATTTTCTTCGCTGGGATTGTGTTTCGCGGATAACGTGGTAACATCCAAAGGGATGCTGAGGGGACTTTTTAATAAAATATATCCGAGGAGAATCATCTTTAAAGGTAATGGGATGCGATGTTCCGGCCGAACCTGAGAGTAATTCATTGATTCTATTACGTGTAGCAAACTCGTTATTATCAGCGGGAATCCAATACAAAGGGGGACTATAAAGATTCTTATCCATGTATTCATCAGCTGTAGTCCAATATCCCCCGTCTTTTTGTCCCGTCTTCTTAAACATCTGCGGGTCCGACCAATTAGCCGAATAGGTTTCTGCCATAGACAAATCATGAATCGCCTGTCTATGATATGAGATGAGCCTATTAGGCATGTAGTATTCTCTATAAACGACGAATACTCCACCTAGGGCCGCCACCCATAAGCAACAAGTAGGAGCGGTTTCACCATGATCTAAGACCCGGAATAAATTACCCTTCCGCAGAATCCTATCCATCAAATCTTCTGAATAGTCTAATAATGAATCCTCACGAACCCTATGAATTTGGGCAGACGAAATTCCCCACTTTCCTTTAATGTACTTTTCTATCCATTCGTCGGAGTGTTTCATGGCCGCTTGATAGGTTTCCACAGAACCTAAATTAACGTCCCATTCTCCTTCAACGAAGAAAAAGCTTGAATCTCTCTCTACTGAATCAGGGTGATATTTCCTGTAGATGAAATGATATTGTGTATCAGGATTACACAGCAACATCATATAGGAAGGAGCTATAAGCTTTCCCGTGGGGCTAATAGGCCAGTCGGGGTTAAGATCTAGCAAATCCTTGGGAATGACGGCTTCATCCCATCTTCCTATACGAGCATCTAAAATATCATATATCTGCTCACTAATCTCCTCAGCCTGATCTATACATACAGAATTAATTTCTAGCCCTCTTAATGACTGCTCGTTAATCTCGTCAAGGTGCATCCATAATATCTCGCTGTGATTCTTTAAGACCGTTTTACCATCCTGAAAATTATGACTTTCAACAAATTCATCAGGGCACAGTTTAAAGAATGTCGCCATCGTAGTATTTTTGAGATCCTTATAAACCTCGCGGGCGAAAACAAAGCGGTATTTGGGAAACGTTGAACAAAGCGTCAAAGCCTTTAAACAAGCAACATACGTCTTACCATTATTAAACCCGCCACTAAATGCCTG